ATAAAGTAATATTTTTTCTTTTTGCTGTATAAATTTTTTATATTTATGTTTATCTGTTTTTTTTCCACCAAATTTGAGGGGAAATTCATCACGAATTCTTTTGTCTACTTCGACGTAATATGCATCCCTATTCCCATCAAAACCTTCCTGCCCAACAAGTTTTTGATGTATTGCAAAAGCGGTATAAGTCATGGTTTGATTCGAACCAAACCAAGGGTTCTTTGCAGCCCACGCTTTTGCTTTTGGATCTGGTTTCATTATATTAGTTAATAATATTCTTTAGCCCCTGCCTTAATTAAATGTTTAAGCACATTGCAATTTTTTAATTTTTTTATTGCCCTTAATACCAGTTGTCGTATTCTTTCTCGAGAGAGTAAAAAGTTCTCCCCAATCTCATCAAGGGTATGTGTTTTAATAGGTCCAAGTCCAAATCTCATTCTTAAAACTCTTTCTTCTCTAGGAGTTAAATATTTTACTAGGGTTTCTGATAAGGCACTTGTAACTTGTTTTTCTATAAGTTTCTGTTCTTGATTTTTTATAGGATTTGTAAGTTTTAGTAATTGTGTTTCATCAACTTTTATTGTAAAGGAATTTTTTTTAAAACCTTTTAATTGGTTTTTAGTAAAAGCATCATCAACACTTAGATTTAATATTTTAAGAAAAGTCTTAACTACTGGTCTTAGATCACCGTGTTTTCCAACAGGGGGTATTGCTCCATTAATAATTCCTCTTGTGTAGTTTTCCTCTAAATCATAGAATCTACAGAATTCTGCTACGCTTTTGTAACCCATGTTTTCCATAGGATATAAAAGTCTTTCATTTCTTATTGTTATTTTTATTCTGTAGTCTTTCATTATTTGTTTTTAAAAAATACTCCTTTCGGTTCTCCAGATAAATTAAAAGATAATGACCTGCGTTCCCCTTCTCCCTTAAAAGGAAATACTTCATGTGACTGCCAAGAAGGAAAGATATAAAAATCTGCAACTTTTGGTAAAATCATTTCGTTCATTTTTATCTGTAAGGACTCTGGTCTGTAGGGTAGCCAACCATTAAGGGCTAACCATCCACTAGGTTCAGATTTCTCATTGATTTGTTCTGGAACTTTTAGATACAATATTCCAGAAAGTAATCCTCCGTGAGTGTGGGGCGGATTATAGTCTCCTTCATATTGTGACACCACCCATATATCCATAATGTTTAGAGTGAATTCTTTCCATATGCGACTAGCATTAGAATCATATTCTCTTACTTCTTTGACATATGCTTCGCAACATTTTTGAGTAAAGTTCTGGAAATTTATTATTTTTTTATTGTAATTTAAAGGCACAGAAAGTTGTTGGCCTTTATATATTTTTCCAGCAAGTTGAGAAGAATGGTCAACAGAATCTGGATCCGCAATAATTTTATCAGTTACTTCCAGTAGGTCTTTTATATACTGTTCTGGAACAGTAACATGCAACATAGGAACAGCAAATAATTTTCCCCACCTGGCCTCAACATTTAAAGGCTCTGGTTTTTTATGATGCTTCTTGGATTTTTCTTCTTTTGTATTCTTCATTTGTTAAAAACTCAATTGTTTTCGGTATTGATCTTACATCTAATTGTGCAAGTTTATCTAATCTGTGAACAACATCGGTTTTTACAGCAACTGATCTATATTTTTCAGTATCCATTTTTATTAATTTCCTTTAAATTAAAGTTAATAATACTATAAATCTAATTAAATATTGACATTATTCAAGTAAAATCTTATATTTTATTGATCCATAATATAACTTATTGAATAGGAGGTAATATGGAAGAATGGAATACACCCGAAGTTACCGAAGAAGCAGTAGGCTTAGAAATTAATTCTTATGCTCTTGCTGCAATGGCCGATGACGATAACGGCGATAATGGTGACAATGGAGATGACTCTGATGACTCTGATGACTCTGATGACTCTGATGACTTTGATGACTCTAAGGATGATGCAACGGAATCAGACTAGATAGAATTTGGTCTGGCTAGATACACCCGTAGTGATGAAACCTATATTAAGGTGGAAGCTACGGGTATAATTTTATTATGAAATTTCTACTGAAATTAGTTTTTATTTTTTTTGGATTATTGGCTATAGTAATGTGGGCACAGCTATATTCTTTATATTAGCTGTTTCGTGATCTATTATAACTTCGTGAAGTAACCCTTAAATTTTTAGATGAAATGTTTTTGGTGTTTTTATCTTTGTGATGTACATCTTTTTTATCATATTTACGAACTCTTCCAGATTTTAATAGTTTACGTCTAGATTTATTTCGCTGCGCACGTCTTTTCTTTTGTTTCTTTTTTTTATGGTATTTTTCGTATTCTCGTTTATAGTTTCTTTTTTTAGCCATTATAATTGATTCCTTATATCATCTTCTCGTTTCATTCGTATGTAGTTTCTAATGTGAATTATGAACATTATAACATTTAAAGGGATAAGTCCCCACATGCTTTGAGAAATTGTCAGCCACCACCATAATATTTGGCCAAGCATGCCCACAACAGGTGCTTTCCGTGATCGATTACCATATATCCAAATAGTTAGAATTGCAGCGAAGGACGCGGCAAGTTCAATAAAAAATTTATCGTTGAATTCCATATATATTCATCCATGTTTTATATTCTTTTACAAAAATTTTTATTATATCTGCTATAATTGATAAAGAGTTTGTATCTTTCATAATAGTTCTATGAAGATTTTCTGGCTGTTTTGTAGTTTGAATTACTCTAACAATTAAAGGACACATTTCATTTACTAATATCCATATTTCACTTCCTGGTTTTGGTCCATGACAATGAACACTTCTCGGTTCAGAAGTTATTGGATCATAGTCGATTATAATATAATAGCTTCCTGATCTTTGTTGTATTTTCGTAATAGAACAAGGGGTTCTATTTGGAAGTTTCCGTCTTGTACTAAAATTGTTGTTTGTCATTCCTCTTCTCTTCTTTGGGTATTTATTTTATCTATTATAGCTTCTTTTTTTTCATCTGAAAGTTTTAATTGTTTAAAATTAATTAGACCATTAGATGTTCTTTGAAATAAATCACCACACTCTAGACATTGATATATGTCTTTTTCTGCGTGGCACATCATAGTGCGGCGTTTTTGATCACAAGGACAATTAGATATTTCTTCTAGAACAGATCGAAATATATGTAGCTGTTGTCCTATAGTATGTCGTATTATTTTATGTGCTTTTTGTATTTGTTTGTTAGTATATTTTTTAGTCACTTACATGTTCCCCAGTTATCCCCAATTGATACATCAACTTTATTAGGAACTTCCAGTTTAACACATTCTTCCATGATTTTTTTAATTTGTTTTGTTTTTTCTTTAATTTTATCTTGTTCAATAGATATGGCTAATTCATCGTGTATCTGCAACATAGGATAAATTTTTTCATCCGCTAATGATACCATAGCTTGTTTTGTCATATCACTTCCACTTCCCTGTATTAGTCTGTTTAATGCTTTATAAGTAAAGGCTCTTCTTATGCTTGGTCCATATTCATTTCTTGCTTCTTCTAATGGTAAAGGTTTAGATATACCAAACATGAACGGTTCCCATAAGTGAAATCTACAACGTCTACCAAGAAGTGTTCTTATAACACCTTTTTTAGACGCTTGGTGAGAAGCTTCGCTTGCAAGTTGTTTTAGAAAAGGAATTTTGGTATAATATTCATTTAATAATTGAGTAGCTTCGTCTTTATTTAGTCCTAGTTCATCCATTAATCTTCCTTTTCCCATACCGTAAAACAGTCCTAGATTTATTGTTTTAGCAACATCTCTGTCTATTTTTGCTATATCTGCAACCATGGCATGGAAATCTGTGCTTTTTTTATAGTTTTCTACAAAGACATCCATACCTTGTAAATTAGATTTTACTCCGTAATGAACTATTAACCGTGGTTCTTGTTGATTGTAATCAAAGCTAGCCCATTTACAGCCTTCTTCCGGTATAAATAAACCCCTGATCCGTGGTCCTATATCCTTGTTCTTTGCAGGAACCTGCTGTAGATTAGGATTCGCGTAACTCATTCTACCGGTTACTGTGCCGCCCATTTGGGATCTTAGCTGGTGGATCTCGGCGTGTATGCGTCCTTTATAATTATGTTTTAATATTGTATCAATAAACGTGGTATGGGCTTTATTAACTTCTCTACAATCTACTATAAGTTTTGCGAATGGATGCTTTTTTGCTGCGTTAAGAAGAAAATTTTTCGTGAAACTTGGTTTATCAGTAGGTGTTCTATTATATTTTATTTTTAATTTATCAAATGCTTTAGCAACAGATGTTGCAGCCCATATTTCTACATTTAGTCCACTTAACACTTGTATTTTTTTTAGGAGTTCATGTTCTTTTTCTTTTAGTTCTTTTTTTAATGTATCAGCTCCTTCTATATTTACCCTTACACCTTTCCATCTCATATCAATTAATGTTGGTTGAAGTTTCGTTTCTAAATTAAAAATAGACCAAATGTCTTGTCTGTTCATTTCTATTTGTAAATATTCCCATAATTTAAAAGTTAATTTTGCGTCTTGCTCTGCGTAGCTACCTACATATTGTGCTGGTAATTTCCACATGTCTGCTTTAGGATCTAGTCCCCATTCTTCGGAAACTTCTCGAAGTAATTTTTCATCTTTTTTTTCATCTAAAAAATCTTTACTTAAAGAATTTAATGTAAAACTGAATCTGTTTTCATCTACTAATGGTGCAGCAATCATTGTGTCGTAGACTGTTCCTTTAACATTAATTCCCCACCAGCGCAGCCACCCCACATCGTAGGGAGCATTATGGAAGACTTTATTTATATTAGAGTTTTCCAATATTTCTTTCATCCATTTTTTAACCAGTTTTTCATCTAGATTATAGCCACCGCCGTGACGGAAAGGAAAATACCAAGATCGATCGCCATTGCTGATTGCAATACCTACAATATTACCGTCATTTCTGGCCCACCCTGGTCCCATTTTAATTAGATTGGGATCTCTAGTTTCTAAATCTACGGATATAAGTTTGGCGTCTTTTAAATTAGGAAATTTTTCTGGAGACATCCACTCTGATGGTGGTTGATATAGGAAATTATTTTTTCGTTTCATTGAGTTGTCCTGCATGAGGGAGGTTGTTTGCAATGTCGTTCATATGTCTTTCCTCCTCTAAAAATTCTTTCTCAATTTCTGCATAATGAATTATCTTATCTAAATCTTCAATTTTTTTTCGTGTGTCTGTTGTGTTACTAGCTATACGCATAATATATTTAATCATTACTCCAAATATAAACCCAAGTTTATTTTCTCTAATAAATTTAACTGGTTGTTTCTTCCATACTTTATAATGTTTGCCTCCTACTTGTTTATTCAAGGGATTATTCATACTCCACACATCCCATCACATTCATCAAGCAAAGATAATTGGTTTGCATCTTTATCTTCTAAATTAGCATCTTTTATTGGTTCAGCAGATTTGTGTAAATACATATTAAGTTTTATTTTATCTCTTTTCCCACCATTTCTAATTTGTTCATCAAGGTTTACAACTTGTTTCCAATACTTTGGATTCTCTTTAATTATTCTCCATTCTTTATTTGTTTGATATGGACAATATATACAAGCACTCCTAACTGGTTTTTTATATCCATATTTTTTAATCCATTTTAAACAATCTTGTCTACCTATTTTATTTTCAATTAATGGAAATATATTTGTTATCCATTTTTCTTTATTATCTTTCATTCTAAATAATTCATCATAAGAAATTCCCATTAATACCTCTACTTTAGTTTCTGGGTGAATATGTTGGTATTTAACTAAACCCAACAATTCTCTAATTTTTTTTTGAATGGGATATATTTTATAAATAGTAGTGCATTGTCTTTTCATTAAACCCTTTTTGTTGTCTTCTTTTCTAATAAAAAAGGGCGGGTGTATAGCACCTTTTAGCCCGGGTATAACTTCTTTAGTTGCACCAATTGTGTCTTCCATAAGGTTTCCATGTGAAACTATATGAATAGGATATGATACTTGTTGTTTTAAATATTCTAAATATTCATAAGTTTCATCTTTTTCGTTTTTTGTGTCTGAAAAAATCGCACAATCAACCATAGGTACTTCACCTTTTTCAACCATTAGTGCAAGTGTGCTACTTTGCACCCCTGCTCCTAAGGATAATACTCTTAATGTTTTTTTATTCTGCATTATTCATTCAGCCCTCCAACACCTGTCTTGCCAGTCACAATATCTGCATTCAAATGCTTCTCTTGATCTGTAGCGTCTAGGCATCCATTCATGTTCTTTGGTTTTAGTAATAATGTCTTTGGCTTTTTCAATGAGTTCTTTGGCATGTTTAGAGTTAAAAATAATTTCTTCGTGATGCATATCTCCTGTTTCTTTGTTAATACCCGTTAGTATAGCAGGATTGTTTTTCAAG